CGGAATCTTAATGCGCCTCAGGTTGCGTTGCCGCAGGACGATGAGATGACTGCTAGGGCTGTGTGGGAGAATTTTCTTGATACTGCTTGCGTTCCGGATGCGCGTGAGAAGCTTGTGAGTTTTCAGCGCGATCGAGTGGGTTTGGAGGAAGAAAGTTTTCGAGAGTGGTGTACTCAGTCTACTCCGGAGAAGATACAGGCTGTTAGGGCTGAGTTGCAGAAGATGTCGCAGTCTATGGGTCAAATGTCGGTGTGGGAGTATTTGGTTATGTTGAAGTCAGACGTTAAACCACCGCAGTCTACTAAAGCTATTTCTACACGTACGGAGCCGCAAGTTATAGTTTATCATGAGAAGGCTGTTTCTAGCTTCTTTAGTAGTATTTTCCGGGTGTTAGTGCGTAGGTTTTTGAGCTTGTTGAAACCGAATTACCATGTCAATTTGCTTAAGGACACCAAGGATATGGAGGCATTCGTTCGTGGTGTGCATCCATTTTCGGCAACTAATCTTAAGTATTTAGAGAACGATTTCTCTAAATATGATAAGTCCCAAGGACGGTTCGTCTTCGTTCTCGAGGGTTTCGTCTTTGCGCAGCTTGGTATGAATGATGAGATGTTAGAGCAGTGGCTGAGCGGTCATATTGATTGTAAGTTGAGGGCGGTGTCTTTGGGTCTATCGCTGCATGTTGTGTATCAGCGTAAGTCTGGTGATGCAACTACTGCGTTTGGTAATGTTCTGTTGAACATATTGAGCGTGAGTTATGCTTACAGGGGAACCGATGTTGTGTGGGCTTTGTTTATGGGGGACGATTCGTTGATATGTGCTATGACGGTAGCTCATGTCGATGATGCGGTTCAAATATTGGCTGAGGTGTTCAATTTGGGTGCGAAGACGTATCAAACTACGTCGCCTTACTTTGCTTCTACATTCATTTTGATAGATCCTTACAATAGGGATGTTGCATTTATCCCAGATCCGGTGAAAAGGATTGAGAGGTGGTCTATGGCTGTGTCAGGGGAGGATCCGCAGTGGGACGAACGTTTTGTTAGTGCTCGCGACTCCATGCAGGGTTATCTTAACTGTTTTGCTACTAGTGGTTTGGCCGCTAGCGTAGCAGAAAGGTATTCTGTCACAAAGAGTAGTGTTGCGGGTGTGGCTTCGGCGATCGCTACCTTGATTAACGATAAGAAGGTGTTTAGAACTTTGTGGAAGGCTGTTCCAGAAGTTTCGAGTTATTGAAGTTTATAAAATTTGTTTCCCTTAATACATGA